TGGACGACGGTCATATCGAGCTGCGTCTCAGAGTTGGCGTGGAGGCGTATTTGCGCTGTGGTGGCGAGTTCGAGGTTGGCGCCGGCCTCGAAACGAGTCCGCATTTCGAGGACGCTGATTCCCTGTGTGGCGACGCGGATTCGCGTATCAGTCTGGACGCTGAGTTGCGTCGCGGATCGGACGTGAACCGGCGGGCGTTGTACGAAGAATGGTCGCGCGGCTCGCCGTTGTCCGCCCGCTGTGGTGGTGGGAGTGGGAGTGATTTCTTCTTCGAAGAGTGGGAGCAGGTCTTCGAGGAGGGGCATCCCTCTCCTAGCGTTTCATGCGCACGATTTGAATGATCTTATCGACGACGGTTACGCCACCTGTGGTGAGATCTTCTGTGATGCTGCGGAAGAATTGCGCAACACGCGAGATTACGTCATCCGCAGGCCCTACTGTCTCGACTGCTTGGCGAGCGAATGTTGAACCACTCCGATCTACCGCATCTGTGGCAGGCCCGACGGTTTCCGCGATGGCTCGGTTGAAGGCTGCGACTCGGGTTACTACGTCATCGGCAGGCCCAACCGACTCATCTATCGCGCGGGCGAATTGGGCGATGCGCTCAACAGTGTCCGTTGCAGGACCAACAGTTTCGACAATCTCACGAGCACCGACGAACACGCGCGCTACGGTGTCAGTGGCTGGGCCAACTGTTTCTGAAGCGTCACGAGCGAACGTCGAACCGCTTCGGTCCACGAGATCCGTCGCCGGCCCGACAGTCTCAGTGACGGCTCGAACCGCGCCGTAGATTCGTGTCACTGTGTCGGTTGCCGGGCCAATCGTCTCGGCGATGGCCCGTGCTCCGACAAAACGGCGTGTCACTGTGTCGGTCGCGGGACCGTTAGTCTCAGCAGGGGATCGCGCGTACCGCTTGTTGTAACGGAGCACGACGCGGCCGCGCGCGGGACTCGTGCGCGGATTCGCTGTCGAAGCTCCCGCGCCGCCGCCGCCCTGCACCTGACCTGGAGCGACACCACCGGCGCTACCGTCACCACCGTCGCCACCGCCTGCCGCACCACCAGTACCTGGCGCGCCACCGGCCGCGCCGTTACCGCCACCTGCCGCGTCACCAGCGCCGCCGCCGCCGCCGCCACCGGCGACCTGAACGGCCGCAGCACCGCCGCCGTTACCGCCGCCGCGAGTCGTCGTACCAACAGACTGCGCGCCCCGGCCACCCTGACCGCCCGCACCCTGCCCGCCGACCGCGCCGTTCTCGCCGAGCGCGCCGCCTTCCGCGAAGCAGCCCTCTCCCGTATTTGCAGGCAGCGCACCCGTGCTGGAGAACCATGTAGCCGGTCGGTTTGCAGCGAGACCAGGACTCGGGACGTTTGCGGTGTAGTTGCTACCGGGCGTGACCGTGAACGTCAGAACCTCAGCATAAGCACCGCCGCCACCACCGCCACCACCATTGACATTCGCGGTGCCGCCACCACCGCCCGCGCCCCACACCTGGAGTGTGACCTCGGTAACATCGAACCCGTCTACCGCGACACTCGGACACGTCCAGGTGCCACTGGCAATAATGTTTTCATTCCAGTGATCCGCCTGCTGGAGGACGATGCCAAGCGGATACGTCACGCGCTACACCAATCCGGTGACGATGTTCCCAGCTTCTAGGTCGGCAATGTAGTCTTGCCACGATAGCGGACCAGTCTGCGTGAGCGGGTCCTCCAGCATCGCCCACGGTGCCCGTATCTCTAGGCGAAACTCGGACTCTTTGTGGATGACAACAGAGTAGCCGGGCTTCGACGGTTCAATGAAGGTATACGTGATGGCTGTCTCTGTCTCTTGTTTCCCGATCGTCGCCAATATCACCGCCATTCTTCGCTGCTTTCCTAGTAGTTGATCGTGACTTTTTGCTGGAGCGTATCGCCGGAGACGAGCGTGGGTGGGTTCGGCTCATCGGACTCGAACGGCATCGGCCCACCGTTCGCAGCGGTGAAGACCGCCTCGGAGCGAATCGTGCGCGTGCCGGTCGAGGTGAACGTCTTCTGGATGAAACCCGAGCTGGCGCCGTTGGAATGCGAATAGGTGTCGTACACAGCTCGCGTGAAGCCGTCCGTCGCAAGCTCGCCTGAGAGCGTCGTATCGCCTGCGGCCTGCGTAACATCAGTCTCCGTGAGCGCCAGGTAGATGACGGGAGCTGCGCCGGGAAGTACCTGGAACTTGCAAGTGGCGTTCGGCGTCGTGCCTGCCGTTCCTGGAGTCGCAGCGTCTTGCCACATGTCCACCGTCGCGACCGTTGTAGTGTTCGTAATGATGACGCCGTAGACCGTCGAGCCAGTGCCTGACGCGTTTGGTCCGCAAGCGATGAGCTTTCCTTGAAGACCAACCATCTGCCCAGCCCCAGCCGGCCCGCCACCCGTGGTCGGAAACGTCCCGCCCCACGTGAGCGTCGTCGCTGTCGTAGCGGTTGCCGTTCCAGAGATGCCATCGTTCTGATGGCCGAGCATGACCGCGGCCTGCCAGTCATCTCCTACATCGGTGCGAAGATTCGGGTTCGGGATGAGCGAAGTGTCGTGGATGGTGTTGCCCCAGCGGTCGACGACGACGCTTGAGAAGAGGCTCGTCCATTCACGCGGCTTCGTCTTCATTCCTTGTCCTCCGTCAGATCGTCGCCGGCCTGCTGATCCACGCCGAAATAGACGGCGAGGAACTTTTCTAGTTTGGGGTCACCTGCGACACGAACCGCGGTCATGCGTCCCGGCGCATTCTCTTTGACCATGCCCGCTGCGATGTGTTCGGCGATGAGAACATGATCGGGTTTGTGTTCTAAGTCAGCGGCTGCGCGGTCGGCTTGCCAACGCTTGACGACGCTCTCTCCTCGAAATGCGGTCGTTGAAATTCCTCGCCCAAGTGATTCTCGTCGCACGAATCCTGCCGTGGTCTCGACGACGACGTCGCCCTTTGTTGGCTTATAGTTCTTGGGCATCTGACGCCATTCGAAGCGCTCTGAGAATTCCATTTCGATCGTCAGCGCCATCGCGTCAACATCCCTTTCTTAGCTAACGCCATAGAACAAGACTTCAAGGTTCGCACCGCTTACTTCTCGGATGAATCTGAGGGCACTAAGCGACGCGGTGTAGAAGATGGTTGTGTCTTTGACGAGTCGCATCCCCACCCCGCTCGTGGGATCTGGGCCATCATCGCGGTAACGAACTGTCTCACCCCACGCGTGAAGCTGCGCATACACCGCGCCACCTGGAACGGTCAGAGCCGTCACCGCTGCGAGCGTCGCGCTCAGGATCTGCTGGTGACCCTTCGGGACGAGAACCAGATCGCGTGTCTGAACGGCCTCGGGAATCTGGACACGCTGCCGGTAAACAGTCTCGCCGCCGATGACAAGCGTTTCGTTGTCGATGAGCCGATCAGCGGTCGCGCTCTGCTTGACGCCAACTGTCCCATCAGCCATCGAGCTCCCTGCCTCTGACGATGGCCGTGTAGATGACTTCTTGACCCGGTGGATATGTCGCGTCGCCGCTGAACGGGAGCGTTCGAAGGAGTTGGTTGCCCGAGTAGATGCGTCCCTCGTTGACTCGCACCTGTGCGCGGTAGGGACCGAATGTGACAGTGGCTTGCGCTTCGCCTGCGCTTATAAGCCAGTCGCCTCGCGCAACAAGTTTCCGCGTATAGCCTTCGACGGCGAGTTCGCTTCCATTCTGCCCAAGTCCGATCGAGAGAGCAGTCGGAGGCTCTTCGAGTCCGAAGAAGACGTCGATGACGGCGTCGACAAGACTCACTTGGCGGCGACCTCTTCGATCCCCTCAACCCAGCCTTCACGTGTTCGCTTGACGCGAAATTCTCGTGGCGCGCGTGCCTTGTCGAGCTCGCGTCGGAGTTGCGCGCGATCATCCTTGCGAAGCGCTTCGCGAATCGCCTCGAGATTGACCGCTCCATTCCCGTTCCCGTTGGTGGCGGCGTCGACCATTCCTGGGGGTTGTAGTTGGACGGAGAACAATCCGGAGTGGGCGCCTGCGAGTCGTCGCAGGTCTCGCGCTGCGACGGCTTCGATGACCCGGTCAGCGTCGAAGCCAGCGTCGACGAGTTGCTTGATTGTAATGGCCTCCTGGTTGAGAATCTCGGCTTCCTCTTTGGCGTCTTCGCGGAGGAAGGGCACGTCTCGATCGTCATACCAGAGACTCGTCGCCGCGTCCGGTTTGCGGACCAGAACTTCGAGGGAGGCAGCGGCGGTGCGCCAGAGAGGCCGAATGGTGCCATCAGCGAAGCGGCGCCGCGCGGCGCCGAAGTTGCCCGCGTTGAGAGACGAGCCGGCGAGTCCTTCTGAGAGGCCGACGATGACGGGATGCACGCCAGCGGCAGCGGCGATGCGTGTCTCACCGGAGCCTTGCACTTGCTTAATGTCGAGATGTTTGACGTCGGCGCCGACGGCTTTGGCGTCGACTCCGCCCGCGAGATGCAGCGTCTTATATGCGCGGTCGGCGCCCTCATGCGTCGCCCGGAATTTGGCGACAAACGCTTCGAACGCTTCCTTGCTGATGTCCTTCTCGTAGGTGATGACGAGGCCGGGAATCGCGCCATGTTCGAAGAACTTCTTCTTGTGTCGCGTTGCTGCTGAGTCAGCTTGAATCTCTTCGATAATCGGCGTCAGCCAGCTCATGCCTCGCCATTGCGCTGTGGGATCGGGGATGGGCGAGAAGTGCGCGACCTCGCCAGGCAGCAACACTTCGGGATTCGCTTTGACGCGCGTCGTGTGGCGTGGCTCATAGATATAAGCGATCGGCTGCGCGTCCAACGCATACGGGTCATCTGATTCGCTGCCGGTGACGATCGTTACCCAGTCGGGTCGCAAACGCCGGAGGCGCGTCTCAATGCCTGTGCCGACTTTCGTGGCATAAAAGTTGCCGGCGAGGCTGCCGTCTTGCTCCATGTGCGCGAGCAGTTCGCCTGTCGTTCCATTGGGCCAGGGACGCTCGAGGAGCGCCAGTTCGGGGGTGCCGAACACGTCGGTGGGGCGTCCTTTGACGAAACGACGCCACGTGAACCGCGCCTCGGAGAAGACGAGCATCCGCGCGAGGATGCACGCGAAGATGATCCCGTTCTGCTTGTAGGCGCCTTGAACGTAGCCTTCGAAGTTCGCTTCGATTCGTTCGCGTTCACCCGACGAGGTCGGCCAGATTTCGCTCGTCTGCGACCAGAATGGCGGCTGCGAGAACGTGCTCTTGCGTGGACTGAGGAGACGCGCGAGTGGCCTCATCGCATCTCATGCAAGACGAGCCACGCCCAACCACCGAGAAGAACCCCAGCAGCAATGAGGCCCGCCGGGATACTTAGATGGGTGACGCCGACGCTGATGAGCGTAGCGGCGGCGGCGAGCAGCACAGCGAAGATCCCCTCTCGAGGCTTCATCAGACTCCCGTGGTCTACGTGACGGCGAAAAGAGGCTCGCTGGGCTGCTGGCCTGCATGCCATGCAGCGCGCTCATATGCGACGACAGCGGCGACGGCGAGGTCAATCTTGCGGCTAGACGTGGGCGCGTCTTTGGTGATGAGAACCCCTTGCGGAGTTTCCTTGGGAACCGAATTTCGCAGATGTCGCGCGAGTCGCGGATCGCCATCATGAGTCAACTGACCCGTCGAGACTGCCGTGTAGAAGCGTGAGCAGGCTTGAGCCATACGCTTACGAAGATTGGTTTCGAATCGGACGACGGTCGCGCCGTAGGTTTCTTCCCATTCTTCGACTTCACCGTGCCAGCCGAACGGGTCGGGCGCGAGTTCGCGAACCCGATAGAAGCGCATCGCCTCCGCTAAGTAGGCTTTGACTTCTTCGCGTGGGACTCGCCACTCAGGATCATCACCTGGATTCTCCCACGCACCCAACACAAACAAATGTCCGTCGAGGGTGCAGCCGACGAGCGCCGTCGAGTCGCCTCGATACGAACCATCGAACGCGAGGACGACATCTGTCTCCGCGTCCGGCGCCTGCCGATCAACCGCTCGCTTCTCCCATGCACCCTCGGGAAGCCAGTGCACACCCGCCCTTACGAATTGGGCGAGGTGATAGCGGCGAAACTCGTGAACGGGAATCCGGTCGACCTCATATCGAGCCGCGACAGCCTCAACCGAAAGCCATGAGGCGGGTGTCGCCTCGCGAATCGCCTTTCGGAGCTCGCCGGGATCGTCGAGGTTCCAGTCGGGACTCGCTGTCCAATGCTCGTACAAGAAGCCCGGATCGGTGATCTCGCCTGAGGCGACCTTCTCACCGTAAGCGCGCAAACGGCCAAGCAAGGATTCGGGGTCAGCGTCGTCGGGGGTCGTGATATTGAGCTCGAGGCCGCCGGCGCGTTTCGCCAAGGAGTTGCCGATCACGAGATGAACGCGTTCTTTGCGGCCCTGCCACTCGTGAACCTCATCCGCGATGAAACACGTCGGCAACGTTCCATCATTCGTGCCCGCCACCGCGGCGACGCGATACATGCGACCCGGACGATCTTTGAGGAGAATCTCCGTGTCGTACGCCTCAACGCAAGGAGCGAGAGGGCCTTCAGTTGCCATCGTCTTCGCGGCACCGAACAAGCGATCGGCTTGCTCGAAGCTGGCGGCGGCGACGGGAATGTTGGGGCTCATGCGGAGCGCCGGCCCGTCGGGGGTGGGCCAGACGGGGCCAGCGAGCTCCGCAAGACCGATCGCGGCGATCAGCTCCGTCTTACCCGTGCCCTTCGGCTGGATTTTGAGCGCGCGGCGGACGAGACGTAGGAACGAACGCGGATCGTACTCGAAGAGTCTCCAGATGAACCGCTTCTGCCAGTCCTCGAGCCGGAACGCTTGCCCGAAGAAGTCGCCTTCTGCGTGGACGAGATTCGTTTCGATCCACCGGCAAACATAGGCGCCAAGGCTAGGAGGTCTTGGAGGGGACGCGGCGTGGCTCTTGCGAGCGGGGGTCTTCTTCTTCGGCGACGTCGAGTGTCGCGATGCGGTTGAGGTCTTCAAGTGAGCGCGATGCCTCCCCAAACTGGACGCCCAACTTTAGGCGCGCCATTGGCGTCAACCCGAACCGATCCTCGAGCTGGCGAATCTCCACATCGAGAACGCCGAGATGCTTGTAGAGCGGATTCAAGACCATCTGCCCCATCGATCCCTCAACGAGGCGACCCTTCTGCGCCGACCGGTAACAGCGTTCCCGCTCGTCATACAAGGTCGCGAGACGGCGAAGCGCCGCAACATCCGTCGCTTCGACCAGAGCGGCGAGGCGAGACGTCCAGAACTCGCCCCACCAGGAACGCGTCACCGCGAGAATCCCCGCCGGCGCCGCCGGTCGCTTCACCACTGGCGCCGCACTAATCAGCGTGAGCGGCGCGCGAGAGGGTCGCCGATCAACTGCGCGACCAGGCGGCTTCTTATTCGCAGGCAAAAGAACCTCTCAAGAAAACCGACTTCGGATATGCCGCGAATCCAAGGAAAGGGGCGCGGGGTGGGGAAGCGATGACGTGTTACGTGTCGAGGGTGCCCCCTCCACGTCGATGCGCTCCCCTTCCGCTGTGATCAGCGTGATGTGATTCTTGTAGCGCGTCTGCTGCTGTTCGCATTGCGACACACGACCCGCAGGTTGGCTGGCTGGTCGCTGCCACCTTGGCTGCGGGGGAGGATGTGGTCGAGTGTCAATGGATTGGCTGGACTGGTGGCGTGTGGTGGATGGTCTTCGAGGCCGGGGCACCACTCGCCGTACTGTTGGCGGTAGCGAGCGAGGATCGAGTTGCGGAGTTGTTGCCAAGCGTAGAGGTCAACTGATCGTCGTGTTCGAATGATTCGATGCTTTGCGCATCGTGATCCTTGTGTGACGGGGATTCCGCAGACGAGGCAGGGTCTCATCCGAAGTGCCAGATGTGTCCTGCTGCGAGGAGTGAAACGGCTGCAGCGAGCAAGGACTTATTCATGACTGCGTCGATGCCTGCGACGATGACGGCAGCGAGGAAGAGTACGTTCATGAGGGGTCTCCGAGAGGGGGAAATGAGAAGTGTCTCCGCCGAGCTGCGGAGACACTTGTGACGACTACAGTTTTGAAATCGTACAAATTGGAAACTGGCACGTCAAGCACCCTGCGATTTTTCGGATGACGTGTCTTTGAGGCTGGTGCCGCAGCGATCGCAGTAGCGAGCTCGAGGGCGAAGCGTCTGCCGACAGATCGGACACGTCGTCCCCCTCAGATCTCGGGGGATGCGGTCGCTCATGACGGCTTGGTCGATGAGGCGGGATTGTTGGTCGAGCTCGTAGAGAGTGCGGCGTAGATATTGGCGCCAGGCTCTGCGGATCTTGTCGGGTTCGGGCGGCCACTTATCGCCAGAGCCTGAGAGGGTCATGATGCTGCCGCCTGTAGGGGGATGCGCCACCAAGTGGAGGAGGCGGAGCGAGGCGGTGAGGCGTCGGAGTTCGACGGGCTCATAGTCGTCATGCCGCACGCCAGATCACCTCGATGACTCCCCTCGAGAGCGACGCCAAGCGCGCAAACGCTGGAGCAGATAGATCAAGATCACGGCCCGATACGTAGGGGCCTCGATCTGCGACCACCACATGAACGCAGCGCGCCGGCGTCGCTGCCAGGCAGACGATGAGACGAGTGCCGCACGGGAGGCTTCGGTGGGCCGAGAAAAGCTCAAGGCGGGTGGGGTGAGGATGCCGGCCACGCCGGTCGTAGCAGGCGGCTGGTTGAACGTCGTACCAGCTGGCTTTCGTTTGCTGCCAGCGGGGTGTCGAGCGCGAGCGTGTTCGGGAGACTGTCGGACGTGGTAGGGGGCGAGGAGTCGCGCTAGGCGTGTAGACGTCCAGGGTGGTTCGTGGTGTTGGAAGAGCATTCCGCTGGGGCTGGAGATCGAGCCGTCGCGGTGGGGTGTCCACTCCGAGGATGGCGATCGTGATGAGCGTCGCTGCGAGAAAGGGCGGAAGAAGCGGATCACGGGCTCATGGGGTCTCCTGTCTCCTCGAGGACGTCGAAGTATCTTTTCGCGCCGCTTCTCGGCGCACAGCAACCTCTCCCCTCAAGTACCAAAGCAGGTCCGCGACGGTTTCGGCGTCGGCCATGCTCAGATGCTTGAGTCTGTGATACAGGTCGTCGCCGAGCGCGATTACCTTCTCGACCTTCTCGTCGTAGACGTTCACCATCGTCACGCCGGATCATCCTTCCAAGTCACGACATATTCTTGCTGCGGATACACGGTTGGGTCATGGTAAGAGTTGGGTTCGAATACGAAGCTCCGTCGATGATTTCCGTCGTGGCCTTCGGGAAGTTCGCAGTGCACCCAACTCTGCTCGAAGACGTTGAGGTCATAAATCTTGCTCGGACACTCAGCCATTAGGGAGGTCTCCTGTCTCCTCGAGGACGTCGATCTCTACGATGACGCGGGGCTTAACTCGGGGGCCTTGGGCTAGGACGGTCCAGTGGCAATCTTGGATCTGGCGATCATCTGTCCAGACGCCAGCGTGGGTGAGGGCGTCGAGGAGTTCTTTTTGGAGGTTGTCTCCGTCGGCGGCTCGGCGGGCTTGACGCCAGATGAGGAGGCGGACGCGGAGAGCGCCCGTGAGGCGTTGTTTGGCTTTGCGGGGGATGAGGGCGGCGACTTCGTCGCGGAAGGTATGGCGACGAGCGAGTTCGGGGGCGCGGCTGGTCCAGGCTCGTCGGCCGGGGGTGGCTTGGACGTGGATGCAGATGTGTGGGGGGACGTTGA